GCGTGGCATTCCAAATTCAGAGAATAGTTTTAAAAGTTTTTCATTTTGAACCTGATAAAATTTCATCATCTCAACATCATCATTCGCCTCCAATCCTAAAAAAGCACTGATGTCAGAATCAGATAATCCGAATCCTGATTTTAACATTGCCTTTGCCATCGGTTCGGTTATTACCTGTTTGGTAAATTGTCGAACTATTCTGTTTATCTGCTGATGCTGTTTAGCAGTAAGATTTTTTAAATTATCATTCACCGCTTCAAGTGGTTGTGGCAGTGCGATTGCATTACCGCTTCCATCAACCGCCGGCGGAACTACTTCGGCAACAGAAATAGCGTCATATCCTGCTTCTACTCTAATTTCATCCTTTGTAAGATTTGCGCTCAATACATTCTCACTCCATACAATCGGGAACTTCAATGGTTTAATTTTTATCACCTCAGGCAATCCTGCAATGGAAGCAAAGTAGTTGAATACTTTTTCAACTTCGGCTTGTCGTGGTGCTACATAATTTGCTTGAAATATTGACCACGATTGAAGTAGTTCATTTGTTCCACCTAATTGCCCTTCTGTTTTAATTCCAAATAACATTGGACTTGTTACTTTATGAGCAACGAATATCCCTTCACTTACTCGTGGGTCGGTAGTTTCAAAAATCTTATCAGCATTCGTCTGACTTATATCTTCAACTGTTACTGCATTATCTTTTCCGTTTGAAAAATTAACAAGAAACTTATTTGCATTGTCAGTTCCTGAAAATTTCCGCTTTAGTTTTCTTTCTACATCTGCCTGAGTAGATTCTTCAGGAACTCCATTGTTATATGATATGATTTTACCGCCCCAAAATCCATTCTTTACATTGTTCAAATCGTAGTTTGAAATCTCTACCGATGTTTCAATGTCGGCGCACCCACTTACATACTCAGGCAATGGATATGTTTTTAGTCCCGGTCTGTATTGACGGTAACAGAAAATTGACGGCTCATTATATTTTCCTTCTTCAAAAGCAGGATATTCCTTCCATGATTCATGCAGTTTTGGATTTGCAATTATATTCGGATCCCATGAATCGCAATATATAAAAGCATTCATGTCTTTATTCTTAATACGATAATCACTCCAGTCCTTATGATATATTGCCGCTATTCCTGTTTTCTTTTTATTCGGTACTATCAATAAATAAAATCCGCCAAATATCTCAAAGTCAAGCTCAATTCTCTTAGCAAGTTCATCAGCGTCATATTTTGGGTTTATTGTTTTAAGCCAATTTATAACTTTTAACTTTACAATATCGTCAACTCCTTTTAATTCTTCATCAAATCCGTTGCCGTAAATGTATTTTGCTTTGCCGCTTATTATAGCTCCATTCTTTGAACTGCGATTAAATAATTGTAACAGGTAATCACAATATCGGTTATTCCAATAGGTATCATCTTGCTCCCATCCGTAAATAATAAAGTCACCGTCCCTTCCTATTCCGCCCTGATAACCATTTCTTCCTTCAACGAATAAAGGAACTTTGTGAGCAGCCAATTGAATAACCATTGAGCCAATTCCGTTTTTAGTATCTAATGGTGTTGGCTTCTTCATGATGGTTGGTAGGTTGTGGTGTTAATTACATCGGGAGTATAAGAAGGAGTGCTATTAACAAAACCTTCTACATAACATTGTCCGCTTTCTAACTCATAGTTGCTATATGCTTCAATTTGCGCTTGTGTCATCAATGCAATTGCTTCAACTTGATTCTGTGTGAGCGTGGCATTAATTGAATAAACTGAGTAATAGTAAATTCCTTCAACTCCTAATTCAATTTCTCCAATTGTTAAATCGGGGTTGGTAGTTTCAACAATATCAAAACGATTGTAACGATATGGATAAGGACTTGAATCAGCTGCTTTTAAAAGTGATGTCACATAATTTGTTGTTGAATCCAAACTTCTGAATATAAATATATATGTCTGAAATGGATAAATCTCTTTTTCTTTAAGAGTTAATACAACATCGTTAGTCGTGGCTTTAATTAGTTTCAGCATCTATTAATAAATACAAGATTTTGAATTTTGTTTTAAAATAAAAAAGCCGCTCATGGCGAACGGCTCTTTTATATTATCAAAAAAAACTTTTATGCAGCAGGTGCTATCAAAGTAGCCATCAAAGCTGAATCAACTTCTCTTGCTTGTACTGCTTCTGCTCCTTTGAACTGAAGCGTCCAAGCGTTAGCATCACTAATTACTTTTCCTGAAGCGTATTTACTTGCGTCTGCAAGGTCGCATCCGCGAACCTCACCAAGTAACCAATACAATCCATTCAAATCTAAACAGATAATCATTAAAGTATTCTGAGCAAGCTCAGTAATGATATTCCGTTTAGTAGTTGTTCTCTTTGGGATGACGATTGTTACATCTTGCTCCCAGCCGATTGTTCCTCCTTGTATGTTTATCTTTGGGGTTTCATTCCACTCCGAACTTTCTTTGATTTGTTGGAACTCCCAAAACTGTGTGCCTGTATTTAAAGTGAAAGTGGTAATTTTTTCACTCGTGTAACCAATGGTATTTTTATTTGAAAGTTCAGTAATAAAAACCTCAGTTATCCCTGCGGCATTATCGCGGCAGTCAATCGAACTTATTCCTGATGTTATAGCACAAGCCATTTTTTAAAGTTTTATTAAGCGAGTAAAAATTGAGTTACTTCTGTTGGGAAAGCTACATTCACTCCAAGTTTGAAGCGACCTGTGAACTCTCCGCGATTACCCTGATAAGGGTTAAAAATCAATGTGAACTTTTCTTCTTCATCCATCAAATCAGTTCCTAAAAACATTCCTGAGGTGCGTATTGCGAAAAGGCGATTGGTACCTGTTAATCCTGCAACTGCTTCAACTTTTAAAGTAGTGCCGGGAACCATTAAGCTACCATTTGCAATTGCGCTATCAGTTACATACGCAAAGAAATTGGTAGTCGTGATTTGTGAAATCAATGTGCGGAAGAAATCCCATCCGCAGAAAATTGAAATATCAGATTTATCAATTAATTGTTGTGGTATCGCTCTGAAAATTGACTGTGCAATTCCTAAAGCGTTTGAAGTTGTGATTCCGGTTACACTTGTAACAGGTGAAGCAAAGTTTTCATTCGCTGCGTTTACTCCTGTGATGCTTAACCCTGATGCGGTTGTTCCTGCATAAACCGCAGTAACAGTCATTGAGGTTGCTGATGCAATCGCTGTAACGGTGTAAAGCACACCAACAATTCCAACCTTTGAACCAACTGCTAATTCAGTTGTGAATAAAGATGAAGTCCCTGTAACAGTTCCTGAACCGTTTGTAACGGCTGCAGTTCCCGATAATTTCTTTGCGTTTACATTGGTAACGCTACCTGTTAAAGTGCCAACATAAGCAGCATCAATCAACTTAATCAAGCCATCATAGTATGATAAGTTGTTAGTGGCACTGGTGGTGTCACCTTGCCAGATACCCAATTCATTCTGATATTGGATTTTAGCAACTTTCAAGTTAGTATAATCTGCTGCATAAAGCATATCTGTGTAAGTTCCACCTGCTTTTAATTTCTGTTGCGTATAATACGCTTCAAAATCTTTTTGGCAAGTTGCTTCTTCAACTTTCACGCGACCTACTGTTATCGTCCGTTGTGTGATAGTTGTGGTTCCTGAAGCATTAAAGGCGCAAGCGGTGTCGGCTTGAAATACCGCATCCGAGTCCATAATATTGATGGTCGCACTTGACTTCACATCAAGCATCGGAGTCATCATTTTGGCAGTCTTACCACCCATTACCGAAGCAACGGCAAGCATATCTGCATTCTGTTTTACATACGCTGTGAGCGTTCCTAAACTGTATCCCATTTTATTTTAAGATTTATTAAGTTTTGAATTAATTTCTGCTAATTTTTCAAGGCGTGAGTTTTTTGCCTCTTTCTTTTTGAATTGAATGTTTGCTGAATTATCAACAACAACTTCTTCATTTGCTATTGCTTCCACTACTGCGAAAGTTTCTTTCAACTGAGTGGTTAATGTTTCAACAGTTGTTTTCAATTCGATATTTTCAGAAGCCATTTTTGTAACGGCTGCATTTGCGGTTGTTGCTGATTCGGTTGCTGTTTTATGAGCAGCTTCCATTTCAATATTTTTTGTTTCGAGTGACTTCAATCTTTCTTCCATTGAAGCCATTAACTTTTTCATGTCCTCACCTTCACCGACTTCTGCTGCCTTTGTTGCGAGTTCTGAAATCTTACCGCCTAAAACGGAAACCGTTGAACCATCTTCCAAAATATAATCGCCATCAGGAGCAACTGCATCACCAATACGGATAGCTGCACCAACCGCCGGCGCATCACCGTCAATGGTTATTGCAATTCCGTCTTGTGTTTTTACTTCCATAAATTTCTGAGGTGTTGATTTGAAAGTCAATTTTGCTTTCTCGATTAATTCTTTTGCGGTCATTTGTTCAGATTCTATTAATAAATACAAACTATATAAATCTGTTTTTTTAATCGTTGATAAAAATTCTGATACTTCGGCTTCGTATGGTGTGTCTGAATAGGTAAAAAGTCCTTCAACTGAGAACCCTTTAAATGTTCCGTCTTTTACGGTTTCCCAAACAGAATCATTTTCAACTTTGTAAAAAGAAAACCATGTACCATCCGCTAAATGTTCTGTTCCTTTCATTGGTGCAATTCCTTTTTCAGAGTCAATAATGAAATCCGAAATCATAAAGCAATTATCAACTTTCTGATTCGGGTCGTGCATCAGATTCACATTGGCATTATTGCCTAACCGATGAAACTTATCACGAATCTTTTCAATAGTTTCTTTTGTAAAGATTACAAAGTGTTCACCTAACTTTTCATTCATTCGGTAAATCGGCATATCAGGAATCATCAATGCCCCTGCGACAATCCTCTTTTCTTCGTTGACAAGTTTGAGCTTGTATTGTTCCGGCTGCTCCTTCATCGCAATCCAATCCTGCCGAATAGCAGGTGAATCTACTAAAGCAACATATTCAACTCCATCATTTTCTGCCGAAAGTGTGAGTTGGTAAATGGGTAAGTTCATAACAATAAATACATACTTGGCATAAATGTTTATTTAACACCTATCGAAATTGCGCTCGTGATTCGATAACATTCACACGATT